TACAATCCGTGAAGAAAACTGCAGCCGACAGAGAGACGCACCACCACATGCCACCGATCAGGTTCACGCCAGACCGACGCGAACAGCTGCTGCAGCTGCTCGAGGCAGGCAAGCCGGTCGGAGCTGCAGCAGCCGACGTCGGAGTTAGCTGCAACACGATTCGAAGCTGGGTCGCTCGAGGCAAAGATACGACAGCGCCTGCAGACGTTCGCGAGTTCAGCTCCGAATACCTGCGCATCATCAGCTCACGGCCGAAGCCAGCGAAGCGCACGACACCGAACGCACTGGTCAAAGAGCACGAAGCCGGGCGACTCAGTGAATCGCAGCTGCTCGGCTTGCTCGAGGAAGCCGCAACGAACTTGAACGTGAGAGCTATTGAACTATTGCTGAGCAGAGCGGAGGCCAAGAATGCCAGCGACGAAAGCACCGAAGAAAAGCCGAAGTCAATCCTCGACGAACTCCAAGCCTTCAGGGCGCGCAAGTCAGGAACCGACAGAGCTTGAAGTTTTCTCACTGTTCTGCGAGCAGCTGCTAATCACTGAGAATGGTGGCCCGCTCGTGCTCGAGGATTGGCAGCGCCAGGTGCTCGCCGATCACTTCGACGGAGCAGTTGAAGAAGTCGTTCTACTTCCCAAAGGCCAGGGCAAGACAACGCTCTTCGCAGCTCTCACTCTCTGGGGACTGCTGACAACGTCCGACGCGCGAATCTACATGGCTGCAGCAAGTCGCGATCAAGCGTCGCTCATGTACCAGCATGCATTGGGATTCGTTGAGCGTTCGCCGCAACTGCAGGAACTGATCGCAACCAGACCCGGCTATCGCGAGCTGCGACTTCGCCAGGGCAGCGGCTTCATTCGAACTGTCAGCGCTGACAGCAACACGAACGACGGCACAGGCGCGACGCTGGTCTGCGTCGACGAATACCACAGGCACAAAACCACCGACCTGTACGCAGTGTTTCGCGATGGCCTCGGCAAGCGTGGCGGAAAAATGGTCACGATTTCAACGGCTGGCGCGAACTCACAGACGCCTCTGGGGCAAATGCGAGAGCGCGCTTACCTGCTCGATGACCAGACGCGCAACGACTTTCACCTGCGAGCAGCTTCACCTGACGGCAGTTTCGTAGTTCACGAATGGGCAGTGCCTGAAGGCGAAGACGTCGACGACGTCGAAATCGTTAAGCGCGCAAACCCATCGTCGTTCGTCACAGTCGACGAACTCAGGCGACGCAAAGACTCGCCGAGCATGCACAGGCGCGAATGGTTGCGCTATGCCGCGAACCAGTGGGTCGGAGCGCTCGAAGATGCATGGCTCGAGCCGGGCAAGTGGCAGACACTTTGCGACCCAGAAATGAGCATTCCCGAAGGCGCAGAAGTTTTTCTCGGCGTCGATATTGGACTCAGGCACGACACGTCAGCAGTAGCAGTCGTTCACCAGTTGCCAGACGGCAGGTTCGCAGTCGAAGGCACTGTGTTCGTTCCGCCACAATCCGGCGACCTTGACCTCGCGAAAGTCGAGCAGCACGTCATCGGCTTGGCTGATCGCTACGTCGTGCAATCGCTGACCTACGATCGCTGGGGCTTCGCAAGGTCAGCTCAGTACCTGAGCGATCGAGGCTTGCTTTGCCTCGATATGCCGATGACTAATGAACGCACAGTGCCAGCATGCGCGCGCTTGCTTGAGGCAGTCAATCGTGGCGAACTGGTTCACAACGGCGACCCAGTGCTGCAGGCGCACGTCGAAGCCGGGGCCATTCGTGAGACGGAGCGCGGCTGGCGAATCTCGAAAGGTAAGACCGCTCAGCAGGGCGGAAAGATCGACCTGCTTATGGCAATGCTGCTGGCGTTTAACACAGCCAGCGCCAGTAATCCCGACATCACAGTGGAATGGATTTAGACAATGCGAGTACGTAAACGTCGAGTGAGACTGCACCTGCATGACGGCAACCCTTCGATCGAAGGCGTTCTGACTGCCACAGTCAACGGGCATTACCTGCTCAAAGCAGCAAAGCTGCTCAAGAGCACCGACGAAACAATCAGCCTCGATGGTGACGTTGAAGTGCCTCGCCGAAACGTGCTGCTCATTCAAAGGATTGGCAGTCGATGATTCTGCGCACTACGAACGGATCAGAGCTGGAAGTGCGCGACCTGTTCACCGGCAGTGATCGTGTTCCTCGACCGGGCGAAGCATCGGGCAGCTGGGCATACAGTGGTCGAGTAGTTAGCTTCGACAGTGCCGCTGGCTTGCCTGCAGTCATGGCTGCCATACGTTTGATTTCAGACACTGCAGCAAGTCTGCCGCTGCGCGTTTACCTGCCAGCCGCTGACGGTTCAATGCTGCCAGCGACAACGCCTGAAGCGAACCTGCTTGGCCGCGAACCTAACGAACAGCAGTCAGCGTTTCAGGTCTGGAGTTTCGTTTTCGGTTCGATGCTCGGCTGGGGCGGAGCGTATCTGCTGAAAGCCAAAAGCCAGGGCAAAGTCGTTGGCCTGTATCCGATCGACCCGTCGCGAGTTTCGCCGCGCGTCGAAAATGGCGAACTGGTCTTCAACATTCGAACGGTCGCTAACCCTGGCATCGAGTCGAATAAACCATTCAGCTCAATCGAGCAAACGCGCCTCACGTCAAAAGACGTGCTCTACATCCCCGGCCAGCTATTGAACGATCCGTACATCGGCGTGACACCGATCGCGATTCACCGTCACGCGCTCGGCAACGCACTGGCGCAGCAAGAGTTCGCAGGCAGGTATTACAGCAACGATGGCTCGCCTGGCGGAATCATCAGCGTGCCTTCGTCGCTCACAAAAGAAAAGCGCGAAGAGCTGCGCGAAGCATTCGAAGCACGTCATCGTGGCCCAAGCGCTGCGCATCGAGTTGGCATTCTCACTGGTGGCGCAACATACGACGTGGTGCCTATCAACCTGCGCGACGCAGCTTTCATTGAAAGCATGCACGCGCATGCACAGGACGTCGCGCGCATGTTCGGCATTCCAGCTGGCATGCTCGACGCAAGCGATTTCAACCATGCGAGCACGCCAGAGCAGGACATGATCCGATTCAGGCTCAGGCTCACTCCCTGGCTGCGTCGTGTCGAAAGCGCGCTCGAAACTGACGTCGACCTCTTCCCAGATCGCGACGTGCCAGGCATGCAGGATCTTGACCCAGTCGTGAGGTTCGACGCTAACGAACTCGTGAGAGCCGACCTAGCGCAACGCTTCAGCGCGTACACGTCAGCGCGGCAGGGTGGCTGGATGTCAGCAAACGAAATCCGCGCGCAGGAAAACCTGCCAGCAGTCGATGGCGGCGACCAGATTCAGGTAACGCCAGTAGGTGGCGCACCGAACCCAGACGCAGTCAACGCAACCGACGCTGCAGTCACAGACGACGCAGACGAAACCTTTTCAACAGTTGACATGGCAGACGCAGCCAGCGACTGAACCCTCGACAACTTCAACCAGGACTAACCATGATTGAAACTCGCAGAACAGTTATGAACGAACGCGAAATGCTTTGCGTTCCACTGACCAGCATTGAGATTCGCGACGGCGGAGGCGGAAACGATTACTTCACGCTCGCTGGCCATGCAGCTGTGTTCGGTGACGTTGCCGACCTCGGCGCGTTCAGAGAAGTTCTCGAGCCTGGCTGCTTTCGCGCAGCGATCGACTCAAGCCTCGTTCACTTGCTCTGGAACCATGACACGAACTTTCCGCTCGCCTCAACCGACAGCGGAACACTTGACCTGGTCGAAGATGACCAGGGACTCAGAGTCTGGGCGCGCATTCCGAAGGCGCTCAGCTACGCACCTGATCTTCGAACGCTCATGGAAACCGGCATCGCGCGCGGCATGAGTTTCGCTTTCACACTGCCAGCTGACGGCAGTGGCGAAACGTGGACTCGCAGCGAAACCGAAGGCGAAGCACCACTGCGAATGATTACGCGCGTCGATCAGCTCTATGACGTGAGCGCAGTCACTCGAGGCGCTTACAGCGCACCAAGTTTCGCAATGCGATCCGCTCTCGACGAAGCAATCGAGCGAGGCGCACTGCCCAATCTTTCGGCAACAGTCGATCCAAACCTTGTCGCGCTGGCTGATCCAGCGGGCAACACTAGAGGCGCACAACTTGACGAAAGCCAAGCAGTGGCCTCTACTGACCCTGTCGCGCTGGCTGATCCAGCGGGCGTCGCCGATGTCGCGATCGAATCAGATCGGGCAACGGAGTTGCGAGCCAGTCAACTCGCCGCACTGAAATCAGAAGCTGGCTATCGCCAGCGACTTGCTTCAGCGCGCATCTAACCCAAACACACTCAGAGAGGAATCGGCATGCCCGATCTTTCACACCTCGAATCGTCAGTTCGTGACGCATTCTCGGCTCTCGAAGAGGCTAACACTGCCATTCAGGCAGCTGACGCAACCGACGAAACTGTCGACGTCGCTGCACTTGAGGCATCGTTCGCTGACGCAGAGCGCAATCACAAGTCAACCGTTGAGAAGCTCGAGCGCGCAAAGCGCGTAGAGACTGCACGCAACGACCTGCCGGTCGAGCCTGCAGCACCGACAGCAACCGACGTCACAGAGGCGCGCAGCACTGTCTCAGCTGGCAAAGAGCCATTCGTTTACCGCAGCCCAGAAGAAGATGCGTCAACCAGTTTCTTCGGCGACATCTACAACGCTCGCAAGGGTGACTCAGCTGCAGGTGAACGCCTCGAGCGCCACCAGCGTCAAATGGCTGAGCAGCGCACCAGCAACGGCATCAGCAGCAACGACGGCTACGGCGGAGATTTCGTCATTCCCGTTTACTTGCTGAACCAGTGGATCAAGCTGGCGCGTGCCGGTCGCCCATTCGCGAACGCTGTCAATAAGCAGCAGCTGCCGATGAGCACTGATTCGATCAACATTCCGCGCATCAAGACTGGCGCGGCAGTTGGAATGATTCAGGAAGCTAACTCGACTGCGACTGCAAACAGCGTCACATCGACCGACATTGTCACTGACACTCTCACTGTCCCAGTAGTTACTGCTGCAGGTCAGCAGGACTTCTCACGCCAGCTGTTTGACCGCACGGTCGCTGCTGGTACGGGCATTGACGGCATCATCGCTGACGACCTGCTGCGCGCATACGCAACACAGGTCGACGCGCAGACTCTGTACGGATCAGGCACGTCAGGTCAGGCAAAGGGCATTCTCAACGCCAGTGGCGTGAATGCAATCACCTACACGGACTCTACGCCAACGCTGGGCGAGTTGTATTCGGCAATTGCAAACGCTGTGCAGCAAGTGCATACAAAGCGTTTCATGGCTCCGACGTGCATCGTTATGCATCCTCGGCGCTGGGCATGGTGCCTGCAGGCATTGGACGGTCAGAACCGGCCGCTCATCGTGCCAGTCGCTGCAGGCCCGATCAACGCTGAAGGCCTGCTCGGCCAAGTCGCGCCAGAGAACATTGTCGGCAGCATCCAGGGCATCCCTGTTCTCATTGACTCGAGCATTCCGACAACGCAGCTCGGCACAGCAGTCACTGGTGGTTCGCAGGACGCAATCATCGTGACGCGCCTCGAAGATCAGTTCCTCTTCGAAGACGCTGCACCGAAGGTACGTGTCTTCGAAGAGACACTTTCCGGCACGCTGCAGGTTCGTGCGCAGGTCTACGGTTACTTCGGCTTCACCGCCGAGCGTTACGCGTCGGCGACTTCGGTCATCACCGGAACTGGCCTCGCCAATCCTTTCTAGGCCTTAGCGCTTAGAAACACCTCGGCCGAGTCTCCCCGGCCGAACTGGGAACCCTGCTGCTGCACTTGCCGAAGTGCAGGCAGCAGCAGGGAACTCCCGAATCTTCATTCACCTTCGACATCGAAAGACTTTCATCGTGACCGACGAACGACTTCAAACTTACATCGACGCGCTGATAAGCGAGCGCTCACGCTACGAACGCAACAAAAACTCTGACGGAGTCGCAGCAGTCGACGCCGAACTCGCTCGAGTCGGCGCGAAGCCTGCAGCACCAGCAAAGCGCGCAACGAAGCGCACAGTCGAAGCGACCACTGACGCTAAGCAATCGCGATAGGTCATGGCGTACCCTGATCTATGCACGCGCGATCAGGTTAGATCGTTCCTGCAGAAACCTTCAAGCGACACGTCACAGGACGCGATCATCGACTCGCTCATTAGTCGCGCGAGCATGGCAATCATGCGCTACTGCGAACGTGAGTTCATCAGTGCAACGCCTGGCAGCAGTGGATCACCAGTCGCTCGACTGTTCGAACTTGAACTGCAGCGGCAGGGATGGCTCGACCTCGCACCATTCGACGCGCAAGCCGGAACGATCACACTCGTTCAGCTCGACAGTGACCTCACGTCACCTCGCACGCTGTCGTCAGCGGAATGGCGACCCTGGCCGATTCCTGCAGCTGACGGAGTAGTCAGCGCACTTCGCATCATTCCCATTTCACTAGGTGGCTTTCACCGCTTCAACGTGAGGCAAGTGCAAGTCACGGCTCAGTGGGGCTATCCCACTGTCCCAGTTGACGTAGTTCACGCTGCAGTGACGACGACTGCACTGTGGCTGCGTCGCGAAGTGTCAGCGTTCTCTACGACGTTCAGACTCGACGAAGAAAGAGTCGAGCGACCAGAGTCACTGCCCAGCCACGTTCGCGCGGCACTGTCGCCATATCGCAGGCAAGGGCAAGGCTAAGTGAGCGCGCCTAAGAAATGGATGATCCGTATTCCGTCGATGGATACGTGGATTACGTTTCAGCTGGACGACAACTCACTTGAAGCATTTCAAGAGTCACGACGAAAGATCACGCGCGATCTACGCAACGAAATGGTCAAAGTCGGCGACCAAGTCGTCGTACCAAAAGCCGAGCTGCGAGCAACTTACGTGCGCTCAATCAGCGGGCAAGGCACTGTCATTCGCAAAGGCAGAAACAATGAGGTCTACCTAACGACGAAAAAGCGCGGCAAGCTGAAAGACGCTGTCGGCTACATCGAGTTCGGTGGTACCTCAGAAACCATCATCGGCCCGGCAGTGACTGGCAAAGACCAGCTCGTGCAAGGCCTCGCCTGGCGCGACCGTAAACGCCGAATGAGTAAAACGAACAAAGCTCATGCCGGAGCGATTCAACTGCCGAACGGGCAGGCACGACGCTGGGTCGATAAACCACGACATTTCAAAGGCAAGCACGAACTCAGAGACACAGTTCGCGAAACGACGCCAGAGTTTCAACGCTTGCTCAGTCAACGAATCCTGCGCTACTTCGAACGGGAAGGCTTCATTACAGAATGAGCAGCTCGATTCTCACGCCGATTAACGCACTGATCGCAAGCACGATCGCGAACCTGTCAACGACGCCAGCAGTGAAGGCTTACGCAGTCGATCCGGGCCTCGCTGGCATTGACTCATTACCAGCAGCGGTCTGTGGCCTGCCGACCGTGCAGCGCACCGAACCAGATCAGGGCGAATCGCAACTGTCGACCTACGACTGGAACATTCAAGTACCAGTCGTGTTCCTGTTCGACCTCGCAGACAGTGCGATCGCGAGCGCTCAATCACTTGACGTGCTCGAGGCGTTCATTAAAGCGATTGACACTGGAACGCTCAGCGCTTCAGATCCTCTGATAGTTGACGCGAAAGTAACGCAAAGCCAGCCAGGCGAAGTCGTCGACAACGCTCGACCCATGCTGACCTACGACTGCCAAGTTCACCTACTCCGATACTCAACCTGATTCCGAAAGGATCACTCGTGCCAGACACAAAGACTGACGACGCAGTAGCAGCTGACGTTGACCACAGCAAGCCGATCGGCGCGCTACTTGACCTCGGCGGCGCGCCTCTCAGCCCGCATACGTGCGTCGGCGTGCGCGGCCAGTACCGACCAGATCGACCGACTCCGCTCGGCGGCGAAGGTGAAGTGACTGTCGCTGAAGTGCAGGCAGGTATCGCTGCTGGCGCGCACTTGAAACTGGTCAACATTCCGAAGGCAAAGATCGACGAACTGCGCGCACTGGCAGCCGAAGACCTCGCAGCAGCTCGGCGTGGCGCAGTGCTCTCGAGGCAGGACGGTCTGGTCGGCGCTGAAGCAGCTCTCAACTCTGAACACCTCAACGCAGTAAAGGAAATCTGAACTAATGGCTACCGGTTACCTCAGTGGCAAGTACGAACAGAACGGCGCAAGTGACTTCACGCCGAAGCCTGGCAACGAAGTCACGACACCAATTTTCTCAAGCAAAGTCATGTATTTCCCGATTCAGTCGGCAGTACCGAACCTGAACCCGAACCCGCTTGAGCGCGACGACGAACTCAGGAACTACGACCAGCCACTGCTGCGAGTCACTGACACTTTCGATCCGACATGGGACTACACGTCACGCGCCTACCCAGACGTCATTGGCTGGCACCTCGCGAATCTGCTTGGCAGGGACACGACCAGCGGCTATGCAGTAGCTGCAGGTGCTGCCGCAACTGACCTCGATGGCACGACCGCGCTCGCCGCAGGCCAGTATGCGCATACGTGGACGGCTCCGTTCGGGCCAGCTGGCGCAATCCCACAGACGTCGCAGCTGATTTACGCATACAAAGACCAGGCCACGTTCTACCAAATGAGCGGCTGCGCGACTGAGCAGTTCGAAGTCGATACTCCCGATAATGGTGGCGTAGGCATTAAGGCGTCTGGGCCAGCTACGTACCTGAACAGCATCACTGACCCGAGCCTCACGCCAGCGTATGAAACTGCAGCGCGTCGCCCATTCGTGCATGGCAACCTCGCAGTCAGCTACACAGACACTTCAAGTGGATACACGACAGCGAACGCTGGCGTCGCATCCGGCTTCACTGTTCAGGCAAACCAGCCAGTCAACGCTGTTCGAACTCTCGGCGTCACGTCGCAGTACCCAGATCGCATGGAAAAAGACGACGGCCCGATCATGTTCAGTGGCTCGATTGCGAAGCGCAACCTCACGAAAGCCGACTGGGATGCCATGAAGGCACTTCAGACTTTCAAACTCGTTGCGAAGTGGACGTCAACTGACTACATCGTTGGCAGCACTGGCGCGAAGTACGGCCTCTCAATGACGTTCGCGAACGCTCAGCTCGTCGGCGGCTCGATTGACCCGCTCGACAATAAGCGCAGGCACGGCGCGTCATACAACTGGAACGCTGTTTACGACGGCTCGACCGCATCAGTGGTCGTAAAGCTCGTGAATGCCACAGCGACGTACGCAGTCTAAAACAAACAACTCAGGGAGAAACTCAGTGGCTACAACGATTAAGGCAGCGCTCGCAGGCGAAACCGTCGACCTGCTCGGCGAGGCATACGAAACAGTGCCTCGAACTCGCAGCGTCACACTCGAGGCGACGAAGCTCTCAACGGAGCAAGGCGCAATCCTCGAAGACGACAACGCGAACCCAGACGACCAGGTCGAGTACCTCGCGAAAGTTCTTGCACTGCGCTTGAAGCCGAAGACAGACACTGCACCACCAGCAGACGTTCGCCTGCTGGATTTATGGAAGCAGGATCTACTCAGCCTCGATCAGCTGTTCGGCCTGATCGAATCCTTGAGCGCTGAGGGAAACTGAACCTGAACCTGAGCGGATTGTTTGCCGCTCAGGTTCCAGACTTAACGCAGGAAGAGGCAATCGACCTCGTGCTGCTTCGCAAGGTTTATGGCATCAGTGCTCGCGAAGCATGGCTCGAGCTGCCCGAATGGGAAGTCGAACTGCTGCTCGCAGCACTGCCGGAGCGCAACCAGAGCGACTCTGACGAATACGCAGACGATGACGAAATCGTCGATCCCTGGGCAGCTCCGCCACAGGAACTCACCGACCTACTTGACTAGGAAACACGATGGCTACTAAAGGTTCAGTGAAGTTCACAATCGGCGCTGACGCATCCGGCCTCGGCCGAGGTTTGCGCGGCGCTGAAAAACATATGAAGACCTTCGGCCAAAAGGTTGAAAGCCTTTCTAAGTTTGGTGGCAGTGGCCTCGCTGGCGTAGCTGGTGGCCTTATGTCTATTGGTGGTGCAGCTGAGTTCGTGCGCGAAAGCGCGTCGGCGACAATGAGTCTCTATAAGTCAACGCTGCTGCTGAGCAGGGTAACTGGCTTTGACACGCAGACCAGTTCAGCGTGGGTCTCCCTCGCGAAAGAGCGTGGCATTTCAACTGAGACACTGGCACGGTCTTACACTGGACTCGCTAAGCAAATCAAGTCGGCGCAGCAGGGTGGCAAGTCGGCGACCACGACGTTCGCCGCGCTTGGCATTTCGCAGCGTGACCTCGCTCGAGGCGACACTGCACAGATCGTCGGCAAGATCGCTGACGCATTCCAAAGCCATGCAGACGGTTCAAGCAAAGCCGCGCTCGCTTCGCAACTGTTCGGCCGAAACTACGCTGGCATGCTCGGCATTCTGAACAGGGGTGGCGCTGGCGTTCGGAAACTCATTAAAGAACAGGTCGAGCACGGGGCAGTGCTGCGCGGCAATACGCGCGACCTGCAGAAGGCTCGAGAGTCTCAGCTGCGTTTCGGCATGGCACTAGAGAAACTGAAAGTCACAATCGGCCAGGCAGTGCTGCCAATCATTACGAAGTTCACAGATAAGTTCACTGGGTGGCTGGACAAAGCCGGAAGTAAAAAGAAAATCGGTGAACTGGTCAGCGTCTTTCAGCAGCTAGGAACTCAAGTCATGGCAGTGGCTGGCGTGCTCGTGCCGATGATTAGTCGAGTCTCGAAGTTCGTCGGCCAGCATAAAGGCCTTGTGACACTCATTGCTGACGTCGTCGCATTCCGGCTCGCAGTGAAGTTGATTAGCTTTGCAGTGCCGCTCAAAGGCCTCGGCAAGTTCGCTGGGAAAGTGCTTGGCCTGCGTAGCGTCGGCATTCGTGCTGGTGCTGGCATGGCTGCCGGTATCGCTTCGAAGTTTCCAGCGCTCGCGACGTGGATGGCGTCAGCGTTTGAGAAGCTCGGCGCGCAAATGGGATGGCGTTTCGCGTCACGGTTCGGTCAGCAGCTCGCAGGCAAAGAGACTGCTGCAGCCGCTGGCGGAGGTGGCTTGCTTGGCATGCTCGGCAGAGGCCTTAAGACAGTCGGCAAGGTCGGACTAGGCATCGCTACGACTGGCCTCGGCTTGGCTGCAGCAGGCTTGACTGCAGGCCTCGCAGTTTTCAATGGCACGGCTGACGACGGTACAGAGAACGTCGCGAGCAGTACCCGTGACGCGCTTGCCTATTCGCATGCGCGCGGAATGTATAAGGGAAGGCACTACTCAACGGTTGCATCATGGTTGCGCGCGAAGCGTGCCGCATCGAAGCCCGGCAAAGTGGCTGGCGGCTCGATCAGTGATTCGCTCGGCGCTCTTCCAGACTTTGGTTTCTCTGCACCGACCGAAGCACCAAAAAGCGCGCGGCCGAGTTCACCGAAGAAAGGCAAGAACTCACCCGACTCAATCCTTACGGCAGCTACGAAACTGGCGCAGTGGAGTCACAGGTTCGATGAACAGTTGAGCACGTCTAGTAACTCGCTTTGGGCGAAAGGCATTGACCCGAACTCGCCGAAGGGACTCGCTCAGAAAACAGCGATCCTCACTGCTGCCATCAGCGCATGGCCGAAGGTTCGTGCAGCGCTCGCAGCGCTCGCAGCGCAGGCGCACCACGAAGGCCACCATGCCACTGTCGTAAAGATTCACGACTACATTCATCGAGGCGACCTGAAGCAGCTTGAGTATCGAGCGCACCTGCAGCAAGCAAAGGCGCGCGGCAAGGCAACAACGCCTGCAGCGAAAGTGCCAGCGATCAGTGCGTCACAGCTCTCTGAAGAGGCATTCATTCGTGCAGCGTTCGGCCCCGGTGACATTGGCTCTGGTGGCCTGAACGCTTGGCTCGCAGCTGGTGGCGCGCCTAACGGCATGAATCAGGTCAAGGGAAGCAACAGCGTAAACATCACGATTCAGACGTTGCATCCGGGCGACGGGCAAACAAAGAGCGCGATCGCTCAAACAGTCGTCGCAGCGTTTCATGGGCAAGGCACTAAGCAAAAGGCACGACAGACAGTCGGAGGCAAGTAGATGCAGCTTTCACTTACGACATATGCTGCGACACCTTCAAGCGTTACCCTTGCGGACGGCACGTCGACCAGTGCGTTTGCGCTCATTGCCGAGTCGCTTGACTGGGGAAATCCTCAGCATTCACATTCGTACAGTGGCCCGCGCGGCACGCAAGGCGCGCGACCAGGCGCAGGCGTTCCAGAGAACCGAACGGTCACTCTGCCCATTCGTGTGTATGGCATCGCTTCAGCTGGCGTAACTGCGAAAGACGCGCTCGCATCGAACCTCAAAACACTGAATCAAGTCGCTGACGATCTTCGGCGCTTCGGTGGCAGAGTGTCATGGCAGAGCAGCAACCAAACGTATACGCAGTACCTCGAGGTGCTCGGAACTGACGGAACTCAACTCAGCACGTGGACGAATCGCGCTGAAACGAAAAGCATCGCTGCAGTCAGTTTGACTCTGGTCTGCGCTCCGTATGCGACCGCTGATTCGATGGACATTTCAGACACGACGTTTGCGTCACTCGCAACCGATTACACAGCCGATGCTGGCAGCCTGTCAAACATCACGAACAGTGTTGGCAAGCTGACCGCCAGCGCGAACCTCACGACCGAGCAGCGTTTGATTCAAACGTCGCGCGGCTATAACTATGGCGACGTTGAAGTCACAGTGAAGGCAGCGGTCGGCTCTGTGCGCGTCAGTTGGAAAGCTGGTGCAGTCGTCTGGCGCACTGGAGCAAACGACTACGTCACTGCATACGTTCGAGACGACGGCGCGAACAGTCAGCTCAGAATCGACCAATCGGTTGCAGGCGTTGTCACAAACAAAGCCAGCGTAAACCTTGCGACTCGAGTTTCGACGGGCAGCCCTGGCACAGTGCTGTGGCTGCGCGTTCGCACTGAAGCTGGCGTCGTCTACGCAGAGCACTGGGCAAACGCTCCGACGCCATCAGGGACACCGACCACGACTGCGTCATGGTCGCCAGCTGGCGCATGGTCTGCAACGACGTTCAGTGCAGGCGCTGTCGTCACATACAACGGCTACCAATACATTGCAGCTGCAGCGACTGCAGCAACCGACGTGCCGAGCGGCTCGACAGCATCGACCGCGAAGTGGACGTATCTTGCCGGTAAGACTGGCATAACGTGGATTCCTCAAAGCGTGCAAGCTGAAATCGGTTCGTTCATTGTCAGACCGTTTACGTATTCGAAACAGACACTCCCGAAAAAGGTCAGTCTCGCTGGAGTCATTCCGGGCGACGCACCAGCCTTAGCGAACATCGAAACGACAACGCCACAGGACGCAAGCTGGGCCATGTTCGCATGGCAAAACACGCCAGCTGCGACGACACTGTCAAGCACGCCGACGCCTCGAGCACCATTTCAAGTCTTTAACGGAGCTGACGACGACTCAACGACGCGAAGTGGCTGGTCAACTGCAGTCGTGGGAGCGCTCACGAACAACGGCGTCTACTCAAGCTCGACGACGTATCAAGCGCGATACATCCTTGACCCGTCACTGCTGCCGACCGACGAATACTCAGACGGCGATCGAGCGCTCGAGGTTTGGGCGCTAATGATCGTCGACTCTTCATCGCGACTGGTTTCACCGACTGTCGTCGCGAGCCTGCAAAGCAAAGACGGTTACGGCCCGATTCGCTACACCGATGAATGGGGAACAGCCGGTCGAACGATTCCGACACTGTCATCGACTGCGATCTCTGCCGGTTACAGGTGGACTCGCTTGGGAACGATTCACCTCGGCATCGCTCAAGCGCGCGAAATGGCATTGACGTTGACTGGCACTGCAGCGAACACGACCAGTACCAGTGCAACGTGGGGCATCACAAAACTCGTGGTCATTCCAATTAAGCAACGCGCGGCCTTGCCGACAGCGAAGCACGCTGCAGAGTTTGGCATCGACTCGACATATTCGAAATGGTCACCGGCTCCGACGGCAACGAACTACACGATCAACACTGCGTACTCTGCAGGCCAGGTCGTTGTGTTCGGCACGTCGACTGGGTACTCAAGCGCCATTCAAGCATGGTCGGCTACAACGATTTACCCAGCAGCGTCTGTCGTCAGCTATAACGGCAACCTTTATAACGCTGCGCTCGCGAATGGCGTCAACACGTCAACGACTACGACGTCAGCTCCGACAGCGTCACCGACGTTCACTGTCACTGTCAGCGCGAGCATTGCTGCAGGTCAGTTGATTACAGCTCCGGTCGGCACAGTGCCAGCTGGCACGACAGTCGTTTCAGTGGTCGGCTCGACTGTCACTGCGAGCGCGAACGTAACGCTCGCCAACGGCGCGACAGTGAACTTCACCTCGAGTGTGTCGACGACGTCAACTGCAGCATCGTCAACTGCTGTCGTGGCTGTGGCATTGGCGACTGGCATTCAGGTCGGCCACGTCGTTTCAGGCACTGGCATACCAGCTGGTACGACCGTGTCGTCGATAGCTGGTTTGAACATCACGCTCAGCCAGACCGTTTCAGTGTCAGGCAGTGGCGTCGCCTTGCTGTTCGCATTCGGCCCGACTGGCACGACAACGTCGACGTCTTATTGGACGTTCGCATCATCACTTGCAGCGTCTAACTCAAACACTGCTTATCGCGCGAAGAATGCGATCTCTACAACTGCTCAGAAGCAGACACTGCCAGCGAACAACACGACTGACTGGGAGCCGTTCGAAATGGCTCGACTGGTTCAAAACGACCTCGGCACTGTCAGCTGGCAGCCGACGGTCGCGACCGGGCAACTCAACGATCGAAGCATGGGCGGCACGCTGCTCGAGGTGCCACCAGGCTCAACCGACCTGATCGCAGTATTGGCAAAGGTCGTTCCCGACGACCCAGTCGCGAGCATTGCAGTAGATGACCTGTTCTACCCATACGTTGCGAGTCTGCACGTAGCGATCACGCCACGTTTCTCGCAACTCAGGACGGTTAGCTAGTGCGCGACGCAGTCGTTCGCATTCAAGCTCAGGACGGTTCGTGGGAGCACATCGGCGGCGACCGCGCG